TTATTTTCGGCACTGTAGTAGTAGGCGTGAAAGAGACTTGTAGTATCTGCCCTGCTGTTGTACCTGATGCCACATTCGTTACAACGGTCGTGTTGTCGTAGGTTACTCGAAGGGTTGGTTTTGTATGTACGCCTGCATAGAACGCTGCGTTGTTGATTTTAATGTAGATAGATACGCCACAGTCTAGGTTTTGTGAGTTACCGATCAGTGATGAGCCGTTATTATCTTGGTAGATCAGCAGCGACAAGGGTTTAGAGGGACTGAACTCAACCGATCTCTCGCCACTTGCAGCCACGCCCCAAGTATTATTCGCCTTCAAAGCCGTAGTATCTGCTAGTCCAAAACCTGTTGAAAAGATCAGTCCTTCTGTCTTATAGATACGGTTATCCCCAGCCACGTTGTTGTAATCCTCGAACGAAAAGGTTGAGTTCGGTGCCCAGTTCGATTGATTTGCAACAGAAAAGGTAGGACTTCCTGTTGCGTTTGAAAAGCCAAAGTTGGTGAAGAATGAGCCAGCTGAGGGGTTAATGTCTGATGCACCTACTGATACCCAAACCGATTCTTTAATAAGCGAGTTTACCGCCAAGCTAGAAAGGGCGATCGGAACTGGTAGTGATCGAAAAACATTTCCGACAGTATCTTGCAGGTTAACAATCGAGGTGATGCCCCAGATCATGGTGCCTGAACCTCCACCTCTGTGAAAGACGTTCCCCTTAAAACTGCCACCTGTCGTGTTGTATCCACCATTTCCACCGTTGGTAAAATAGCAGTTGTCGAATATATTATTTTCGTAATAATTGATATTCTGAATTACCGCTGATCCTGCTAGAGTAGGCATTTGATAGTTGCCTCGCACAAAAAAAGGATATACAGACGAAAAAGCCGTACCGTTACTTTTTAAGCCCCCAGTCTCCAGAATGTTGTTATCAATCACCGCTCCACCAGAGAACTTCGTGAATAAAGCTTGAAGAAAGAAACTACTGTTATTGGGAAAGAACATATAGTTACTATCGGTAGTTGGCATTGACCTTCGTGCCAGATCCTCTGCATAAATGTTACTAGAGGTGGCGGTTCTGGCAGTCCAGCCGATTGAGCGTAACGCACAGCCCTTGATGTTCCAGTAGTGAGGATAGAAGGTTAAGCCAGTAGAAAGAAATGTCGTTGATGTTCCATTTTCAATTTCAAAGCCGTAATCAGTGAAGTTCGTTCTAAAGACAAACCCACCTGCCAAATAGTTAGCAGCCAGAGTACCTGTGATGTTAATTTGAGTTCCTGAAATAGTGCTGATCGTGTATTTTGTCACCGTAGTGGTAAGTGCGTCACGATACCCTACGTAGATAACGTCTCCATTGAGCCAGGGTTTTACTGCTCCTGCACTCACGTCCCTATCTACCGTAATAAAAGAAGCTCCTGAGGTGTGTGCGCTTGAGAGATAGGCATAGCGATCTGTTGGTAATTCTCCAAAGATATTAACTGAAGATCCTTCTTGCACCAATCCTGAGTTAAGCCCTAGTCCTCTGAGTCCTGTATTACTTGCCGTACCAAGAGTTGCATTTTCTATTCTGATCTTCCCTCTATTGGTAATGGTGATAGGACTACCAGATGTACCTGCCCTGAGTCCACCGTATAAGCTAAAGAGACACCAGCCTTTAACTGTGAGGGTATACGAGCCACCAGTTCCCCAAATGACACAGTCTTGGTTCGTGACATCGGTACTTCGACACGCAATCAGAGCAACTGACTGGGTCGCATCTCCAGTACCAAGAACACCAACAACTGTAGCTGTTTGGTCGATCGTCACCGTTCCAATGTCTCCTTTACCACAGACAATCGTATCGTTATTGGCAAAAGTAGCGGTAGTTTCTGAAAAGGTCGCATAAAAAGCCTCAGTACCGTTTGAGGTAACAAGAGTAGGCTGCGTTCCCGATCCACTAGATGAGATGTTAAGTCTCCATGTACTCGCTGCGGTGGTGTACGCATAACTGCTTGAAAAAACAAAAGGGACTGCTAGAGCTGTTGTTGTGAGAACCGTTGAGTTACCAATCTCGGCACTAGTAAGCGTTTTGCTTATGCGAGTAGTCCAAACTGACGCTACAAACTCTTGAAAGTCTACGGTGACTGAATAACCAGTACCAGGACGCAGACACAACGCCACCCACTTGAGGTTGCCAGTTGCCGAAAAAGTAATTGGTATTTGTCTTGAGCTAGACAAAGAGAGAAGCGTTGCACTAAATACACCCAGATTAGAGGCGTGGCTAACCACAAAACCGTTGGCAGTGCTAAGAGTGGTATTGGTAGTTGCACCTAATATTGCCATGATTACTCTAATCTACGTATTTTTTGTATGTTGGTCATTTTTTTAACCCGATAACTGCAAGAACTGAGACAATAATTGATCCTAACACAACTCGAATAATCCAAGACCAATTGTTTTCAATACCTGTAACTCTTATATTGATATGATCATGCTCCTCTTTACTTACAAAATTGCTTTTCATTTCCACTCGTAATTCTACAATATTGTCATTAATCTTTTCAATAGTTTCCTTCATAAAACCAATATTTTGTTTGAGTAACAAAAGCGAGATGTTATTTTCTGCAACTTCATCTGATATATCATTTCTCTGTTCATCAGGTGTATAAGCATGACTTAAATTTTTTTTTATCATAAAAATCTTTAAAAAATTACACTATAGTAGTCGTACACAAGTCCTGTTCGTGCAGTCCAGGAAGTTGAATAATTTGCAGATCCTTTAATGTACCGTACAGATCCTGTAGAGGTGTTTATTGAAGTAATAAACCATGATCCATTCGCTGCTACTTTTCCAACGTAGACAGGATTAGCTGAATCGTCATAGTCTGAAATCGAATAGGAGTCAGTCGCAAGTACATTACTATCTTCAAATAATAAAGCATGTGTACTTGGATTTACCCAGACATCTACAAGCGTTCTTCCATCAACACTAGAAACACCTTGAACAGCTGGTACATAATTATCATCTCGTTTTGCAATGTCTCCTGTCATTATGCGTCCTGCTCTTTTTTATCGTTATATACCCATCAGAAGCATTGTTGGTCTGACTCCACCACTTGCTGCTAACGTTGTAAAACTTCTCGTAGTAGACCATGCACCGTATGTATTACCGCCTAGTGGGTCTATGCCAATCACTCTCCAGTAATAGGTAGTATTATCACTTAGGGCATCTCCTGCTTGAACTGTATAGGTTACTTGATTTCCTGATGGCCAGGGGTGAGGGTCACCTGTACCTGTAAAGGTGGCATCTGAGGTGACGGAAAGTTTGTTCATGATAGGAAGTTTCGCCTTCAAAGAAAAGTCATCATAAAAAGCAGTGACTGTGCCATTATCATTGTAAAATCTAATCCAAATTTGAGTATATATCCCAGTATTGAACGTTTTAGTCACCAGTGTCCACACGCCTGCATTATCTACAAGAGCATTATCAAAAAAAGGAGTACCAAAGGCTGAGGTTCTATTGACTTGTAAACGAGTTGGACTGGCTGAGGTCATTTTAAGCCAGAAGGTGAGAACGTAGTCTGTATTTGCGGTCACTGTAATACCAGAGCTGCTATACAGATTTTGATAACCAGTGGTACTCACTTGTTTAACTGACCAACTCCCACTTTTAGAATCTGTATTATCTCTTGTGTAGTTCGCATCAAGCGTCCAACCAGTTGAGTTTGTTTCAAAGCCACCATTAGAAATAAGTTCAGAACCAAGTAAAGAGTCAAATGTATTTACTGTGTCTACATGAACGGTATATTCGATCTCATTGCTCTCTGCGTCTGTACCTGTAAAAAGCAAATTAGGTGTACGTGACACATTTGTCGCTGCATCTGCTGGAGTGTTGAGTGCTACTGTTGGTGCTGCCATATTATACGTTCGATACTGTTAATGCCGTAATAATTACAGAAGTTACAGATTGAGTGGTGGCTGTCCAGACAGTGTTGACCGCAGATTGTTTAATCGCTGCATCAACTGGAAGCATAAAGCCTCTTGTATCTCCTGCTGGTACTGCGATGTTCAACCTTGTCGTGCCAGCTAACGCATCTTTTATAGCAACTGTTACTGCAGATACAGAGGTATTAGTTACTATAAGTCCATATAAATCTAAGTACGTTGCGGCAACTGCTGTTACGATTGTCGTTTCCGCTGCTGAGGCAGTGATTGTAGTTACCTGATTGAGTTTAAGATCTCTTGAAGTAGAACCAAAAGAGGTGATCTGTGTTCCCGAAGCGTCCACAATGCCGACTCTTAATGCTTCCGCATTATCAATAGCTTTAATATCTATTGTCGAAAAAGACACTAGAGAAGATTTTCCTTTTATCGCTGGAATAGAGCTTCCTGATTTATCAAATGTAGACATTAAAATCCTTTCTTTGTGCCATATTCATTGACACCAGAGTAATCTTTTCCCATTCCGCCCATGTAATCCCCTTGCATTTGAGATCTTGCCATAGGTTGTGTATTTGACCAACTCATCCCACCGCCTCCCATAGGAAGCGTTGTAGGAGCTTGTGCCATAGGTTGTGGAGCTGGCTGTGAAGCAAGCTTTGTTTGTTCCTTGGTCAGTTTTGTATCGTTTTTCATTTGTTCAATAAGTGCCAGAGTAATAAGATCAGTTCGATCCTGAGGTTCAAACTTTGGCATTTGAACAGGTTGAGTAGAAGGTGGTGCAGAAGCCATGTTCACATCAGAAGGGTTCATGGGTTGAGGGACAGGATTTGCCATAGCAGCCCCGGGAGAAACTTGAGTCAACGCCCCTTGACCAGCAGCAGCACCACCACGGCGTTGTAAAGCAGCTTGTACAGCACTTGATAGTCCTGGATTTCCTTGTGTGTTTTCCATAATAATCCTTATCTATATGTATGTTTCTGTATATCTAATCCCAATCCTAAACCCCCCCCACCACCACCTTGTGGCTCATCATTAATAGTCGCAGGTTCTAAGTACGCAGAGATGTCAGGAATAATGCTACTATTTGTGTAAAAATCAGATTTTGTCTTATAAATATTATTCAATGTTTTCTGGATATTCTTCAATTTTCCCTGTGCAGTTTTAGGGGTATCAGTAATGTTTGGCAGCATACTCCGATATCGTTCAATATCGGAATCAGTCAGTTTTCCACCCTCTAAAGACTTCCCAATAACCTGAGCTGCAATCTTCATCTGAGCATCAAAAGACTGAGCAGTAGGGTTATAGACATTCGCTTGAGAAAGCCGTCCTACTAGCGGACCCATTGTATCTTTATAGGTGTCAATAGAAGTACTCAGTCTCACGAGCATTTCAGTAGAGTTCTTGATGTCAGACAACTCTTTTGCAGCACTTGCTGGTAAACTTTTACTTTGAGTCTTTTGTGACTTTTGAAAACTTACCTCATCTGAGTACATCTGCTTTATTATTGCTGCCTTCTTTGTATTACCAGTCTGAGCAGTTTGAATATATGCAGCGTAAATTTGCTGAGGAGAAGCTCCAAAAGGGTTAAGGTATTCTGGTTGTGCTATACTCTTTGTAGTATCAGCACTGAAAGAGTTTGTATGATTATTATCGGTATTCAACTGTTCATCGGATTGGCTATTGGCAGCGTTATTGTCTGTTACGTCATTCCCGCCATTCTGATTTTTTTGGTGAAGTTGTTCATTCCCTCTACTCGATAGGTATAGCCCCTTAGAGGTAGGAGTCAATCCCACAGCAGGGATACGTCCATTCTGTAACCTTTTTCCTAAAGCCTGCGTTCCAACTCCTGCTACATCTTGACCAGTCTGCATCACACTAGCAGGGACAGTTGTTCCAGCAATACGCATAGTAGGGACAGTTTTACGAGAACGATTTAAAGAGTCAGCTGCATCGTAGAGATGAGATTGTTCAATAGTGAGTTGCTTTACCTCAGGATTTGTTTGGCCAATCACATCATCAAGGGTATTCCTAAATGCGAGAATAACCTGTTCTTTAGGAGTAAGTGGAGTTCCTCGAGAGAGTTTTTCATATATCTGCGTAGTATCTCCATTTACCACTCTTTTCAGTCCGAATAAATCTCGAGAAGTCATCTCATCAACGGGAACGTCAGATAAATCAGACAGATATTTATTCATCATCTTCTGAGCCTGAGGAGTAGATAAATCACTCGTACGAAGTGTACTCGCCACCTTCTCCTTAAATGCTAAATCGACCATACTCTTTTCAATAGGTACGGGTTTTGCGTCTAATTGATCTGCGATCTCACCACCTATTTTTTCCATAACAGGCTGTAATTTCTCATACTTCGCCTGAGCAGAACCGAATAATCCCCTTTTATCTAAAGTATTTGCCACAGCAGCTTCTTTCCCAGCTCCATAGATATCAGCAGGCATATATATCTTAGATACACCCTGCCTCATAGCAGTGCCTTGATCTTCAATAAATTCACCAGCTTTCGCAACTGTAGGATTGAGAGCTTTCCCAACCCCTTTCGTTACAATTCGTAAGGGATCTACCGCTTGTCCAACATCTTTAATCGTTTTACCAGCTTTTACTAATTTATTTATCTTAGAGATCTCTCCTAGTTTACCAATAGCCGAGCCACCGAGATCAGCCACAACAGAAGCGTCAAGTAACGCCCCAACAGGGTCGTTATAGAGTGTGTTTCCTATAGCCTCAAGTGACCCATACCTATTTTTATAAAAATCAGCTACTGCCTTAGGATACTTTTCAAGTCCTTGTTCACCAGGGATAAGTAACTGCCCTGTACCAAGAGCTAATTTCGCTACTCCAGCAACAGTATTATTCTCCATATCAGGGTTTAACACGTTAATTAACGCACTTCCAACCCCACCAATAGCATCAGCTCCACTCTTTACAACATTTCCTAAGAAACCACCAACTGACTTTGGTTCAGCAGCAACAGGAGCGGGGAGAGCAGCAATCTGAGAGGCAATAAACTGATCAGCTTGTACAGGGTCAGCCCCTTCAGAGATAACACTTGCTTTAAACGCTTGTACTTGCTGTGGATTAGAGAAGTCTACTGGCATTACAATTTAATTCCTTTGTACTTTTCAAGTGTAGAAAGCTGAGAAGCTAAACCAATACCACTCGCAGGCATAGGTTGAGAATTGATAGAAAGATTAGAAAGATTAGAAAGATTAGAAAGTTTTAAGTCACCTGTTTGAGCAGACTGAGGGTCAATAGTAGGAGGTACTACAACAGGAGCAGCACTAGGGTTTACTCCCCCCGGAAACTTATCTACTTTCCCACTCCAATCAAACTGAGGTACACCAGAAGAAACCTGCCCTCCCATAGAGCCATCTCTCGAAATACTTCCCAGCCCGAAGTCAGAAGCGGATAGCGCACTACTCATTCCAGAAGCACTTTGATTTGAGATATTCTGTTGAGTTAAACCGTACATAAATTTAATCGTATTCGCAATTCGATTATCATCAACTCCGTCAGCTTTAGCGGTCTGAATAAAATCATTTGCTTGATTCATGAAGTCAGTCATTGAGGTCGGAGCTTGTACCATATAATCCTATAAAAAACCCACCCTAAAAGGTGGATGTAAAATATCCTATATCCAATTATAACACTTAGCGTGAAAATAAATGTTGAGCGTGAGGAGTCTTGGTGATATCAACAATACGCCCTGTTTTATCCTTCGCCTCAATCCCTAAATTATACCCAGTAGAGTTTCCAGAAGACCCAGTTGTACCAATCAATGCCCCACCCTCTAACACTTTCCCAGGCTGTGCAGAGACACCTGATAAGTGCTGAAAGATCATCGACTCACCCTCTGGATTTACAACCTGTACCATGTTCCCGTACCCGCTATTTTCTCCCCTTGGTCCTCCAATAGGTCTTGCCCTGTCATACGTCTTTACAACCCCCCATTTCCCAGGAGGTAACGCAACAGGAGTATTTACAGGAGCTGCAAAGTTCGTATCTCGAGCATATCCCCCAGAATAAATCTCCACATTAGGATTATAGTTTCCAGCGTGTTGAGTGACTCTATACGGTTGAGGCAATATCCCATTCTGAGTCTGTTGAGCTTGAGGAGCTTCTTGAGACATTTGAGAGGCAATAAACTGATCAGCTTGTACAGGGTCAGCCCCTTCAGCAATAGCATACGCCTTAAAATCTCGTACTTGCTGTGGATTAGTAAAGTCTACTGGCGTGGTTTACCCCAGCCCTGCACATACATCGCATTCGCATCAAATGCTGTTTTGCGTTCTTGATCTGCTGTCTGACTAATCCGATCAAGCGCATTCTTAAAACTTCCTTCTTGCACTGCTAACTGTTCAAGCCGTCCTTGCTCTGCGTTTGAGAGTGTTGCACCAGTTGACTGATTCGCCAGTAATCGTGATAACTCCATTTGGTTTGCTTGACTCCATTGAGCATTTTGAGCTGCATTTGCAATGGTCATCGCATCATAGGATTGAAGCCATGGTTGAGTCTCTTTTAACTGTTGAGCTTGTTCTTGACCAACAGCAGTATTCTGATTCATTTGTGCTGTGTTAAGAGCTGAATTTGTGTTTCCAGAAGCTTGTGATGCAACGGCGAACTGTTGCTGTAACGGTGCGCCTTGGGATTGTACGATGCGATCTTTTTGACCTTGGGTCAATAGAGAGTTACTGGTAGCAGAATTGACAGATCCTGGCAGTGCAGAAATCTGATTGCCAATCATCTGAGTAATTCCGTTTTGTTGATCTGCCTGTCCTTGTAAAAAAGGGATATTATTTCTGTTTGCATATTTTTCTTGAAGCTGGGGAACAGATGCCTGCCCGTTGAGGAAGGTGGAAAATGAATCATTAAAAGTACCGTAGTCACTTTTTTGTTGAGATAATGGTGAAGCAGTAGGAGTAAATCCAACATCGAAAGATCTAGCGTAGTTATCAGGAGTTGTGTAGTTGAGAGGCATAAAATGTATCCTAAAACAAAAATCCAGTCAAGATAGACTGGATGTAACGAATCCTAATCATGAATTATAACACTAGACAAGAGTCACCGCATACCAGGTTTCACCAGACCAAATAGATAAAACATGTGTGTCTAAACTAAACCATACAGGATACACAGTTCCTGCTACTGGTCTGTCTGCCGATAATCCAAACTTTACGGCTGCCAATCCCTGATCTAAATGCCGTGGTTTCACCGCCCCATTAGCAATATCTAGCTGAGTAATTTGTCTTTCTACTACTGTATCTACACCCATCTTGTCTCCTCTTGGTCATCAAACTCTGTTACTGCTTGAATAATCTTTACAGGAACTCCAGAGGTAGAAAACAGATCAACTGCGCATTGAATTTCTCTTACTTGTTGACGGAAAATACCCCGAACTTGGGTAGCTCCTAGCGTACTTTGTGTCTCTAATATTCTCCAAGAAGATTCACGATCTGCCTTAAATTTAACCACTACCGATTGACCAGCCTCTAGTGGTTCAAAGTCTACTCTAAAAACAAGCGGTAATTTATTTTGCGTTAGTCTGCCATAGTCGGTGATAAGTAGTTCAATCGTAGCAGAGGCATAACAATCATTGGTAACAGACACCGTATCAATGCCGTATACATTACCATTCTGCCATCCGATATAAAGAGATTGCCCTGCTGGAAATACAGAACCGATACGTACTGTTGCGCTCTGTTGATCTCCAATAGAAAGAGGGTAGTCAAATCCAAGTGAGTTTGGATACTCTGAATGTAGTTTCCCATAGCTATATACGCCTTGATGAATAGTTGTTGAGTTTGTGTTAAGTGTCGAGCCAAAATGAAGCATGCTTCTCCACATAGTCATCGCTCCTGGTGCTGTTTCTGCGTACGTCTTTTTTCCAAGTAACGGAATCTGTTTTATTTTTTGTGTTTCTCCCCCACCGTACGCTAAAAGATTTCCCTCATATCCTGCAATAACATACAGAATACCCCCAGCTCCAGTCATTGCATTTACTCCACCCTCTAGAACATCAATGATTGTATTTGGTGAGGAAACCCCAGCTGTATCAGATGATCCATCCCACAGAAAGATTTTTCCCTGATCAGTATCCGTGATTGAACTTCCTTTCCATACTCCAATGGCGATGTAGTCTCTATACGTTGTAAAACAACGAACACGGTAGCCAGCAGGAAGAGTGATCTGATGTGGATTGTAAATATTACCAGCTTCCAACTTTGCCACATATCGCTCATTTCCTATCACTAAAAAGTTAAGAAATTGTGTTATTGGGTGGTATATATCAGATACAAGAATCTGAAAAAATGTACTCAATGTTGTCCCTGTTGTTAACGAAAGCCAAGGCGTACTGGTGTCTCCTTGCATTTTATTTAGTGTTGATGTAACAATTGTTCCATCGGCAACAGTAGAATAGATATGCAGATGATATACAGCTGTCAATACAGGTCTGGAAACAGTGGGAAACACCACCTCATATAGTCCTGTGTGAAGATCGGCGTTTGCTATTGTAATCGTATTTTGCTCACGATTTAAGCCGTCATGAATAACAAATGTCCAGTTTCCTGTTCCCACAGCAGCAATGTTGACCTGAACAGATTTTAACGGCTCTTTTGTTGGAATAAAACTTCTTCGGTTGTTTGTTGATTCCGATATTGACGTAAGTAATGTGTACGTCTGCCCACCACTAGATACAATTTTCACATCTTGATCAGCCCTGGTAGTAAAACCAGAAAAACCCACATCAGAGGAATATGTTGGTGTTCCCGTTGCTGTTAAATCTGCGTTTGTTGTGTATGTCTGGGAGTCTAAGACGTTTCCATCTAGTTTCCAGTACCCTGAAAGGTTCGTTTCAACACCTTCTAGCACTCTGTCATTGTATAGTGCTAATATCGTCTGGGATCGTTGTGCATTCCACAGTCTTACGTCATCCATGCGACCATTTAAAAAGTCTTTTGCAGCACCAGCGCTGTCGTAACTCGTTGCGAGTGCAAATCGTGCAGTAGAGTTAAATATTGCCGTCATTATGCCTGTTTGAGTTCCCAATAGACTGGCGTTTTTGTAAAAACTTGCAGTTGATGTACTTGCGTCCCAGCTGACTGCGTAGCGACCCCACTGAGCAGTCTGTATAATATTTGTAATATCTTGCGTGTATGTTTCAACATTGATTCCATCGTTAGAAATCAACAACCGCATGACATAGCCGGTCACATTGGAAAGGGTGGTGTCCAAGATAGATGTCGATGCAGGAGTCGTTGTTCCAGTATTGACCGAGGAGTATTTTGTCACAATATGTCCATTTCCACCTAACCCATTTGCTGTCCCATTGTTGCCACCCAGAGCTTTTATCTGGTTTGTTCCGTATGTTCCACTCTGAAATCCGAGATTGATGCACCCAGCACTAGAATCACCGCCAGCTCCTTGATCCCTATCGACCAGCTGACCTACTTGACCACTCACGTCAATCAGCCCTGAAGCTCCAAATACAAGGGTAGTTCCGTAGATATCTAATACGCCTCCGCCTGTTGCGCCTCCGCCTGTCCCTGGAACAAATCCGGTGTCCCCAATACCACCACCACCTCCACCAGATCCGAGATTCATTGACGAACCGTCCGCTGCATCATAGAGAGTAGATGCGCCGATTCCGACTCTTCCGCTTTGAGGACTTCCGCCTGCTAAAGATCCTGTTGTTCCAGCTGTCGCATGAGCAGCTCCACCGCCACTATTTCCACCCTCATTTATTTCTCTTTCAGATCCACCACCACCGCCACCTCCATTAGCAGCATTCGTTATGCCACCTACACCAGTGGGACTTTCACCTGCTTGGCCAGTCTGATTAGACCCGTAACTGCCACCGGCATTCCCTCCAAGATATCCGCAATTGACTGCGGTTATCGTTCCGTTTACCGTGAGTGTTCCACTGTACACAAACGACAGAATACCACCCACACCGTTTGATGGTGGATTCCATGATTTTGCTGTCCAGGTTACGCCAGCGTTTACAGTCACATTAGTGTATTGTTTGCGTACAAGTACCTGCGCCTTATGTACCCCAGAGGTACTAAAAGAGAAGGTTAAAGCATCTGTGGTGGTAATAGTTCCGGCGGTATAAGACTGAATCTTTGTTTTCTGATACGTGCTTGCTCCAGTTCCTTGCATTTGAATGATGAGAATAAGCTGCCCAGCTTGAAAAGACGCATTTGTGGCACTGAGCGTGTGTGTAGCTATAGTTCCAGAACATTGCGAATCAGTGTTTGTCTCTGTGGTGTTAGCACTGATAACTCTTGCCCCGTCTGAACCATCACCAAACTGGTTCGCAGAGGTTGTTATGTCAAATTTGAAGCTTCTTTGGTTTCCTGACTCATTCCACTTACTCATCAGCGTTTGTACCTCTAATGATGCTGGAAGTGATGTTAATTTAACATAGCTTTCCATTGCTAGATCAAGCGTAATACTGAGAGAAGCCTGGTCTGCAATAGAGGCATATTGAGAAGACGATCGTACAAATAGAGCAGATGACGGGTTAGTCGGTTCTCCGCCCTCAGACTCTAAAAATCCGTCATAATACACACCAACTGATTTTGCGAAGCTTTTTCTTCCAATTGTCGTATTTTGAGCATAATACAGATTTTCATCTTCAGCGAAGTACGCCATTCCATTCCCAGAGCAATTAGGTGAAATGTGATCAATAGACCATACATTTGACACATCTTTCTTATACACATACCCAGTATTTCCTTGAAAATATTTATTAGAACCAGCCGTGTCCATCCACATAATTAAATCAGCGATAATTCCAGCTGCTTCTTGTTGTGTTTTAGGGTTTACTGTGGATTGAGCAGGATCTGATCTGAAATCAATACCCCGAAGAAATGCGAAGGTGTGTTCACTCCCAGCTTTAAGAGAGTCCCCAATTCCGCCAACAAAACTGACAGTTGGTTGAAGCTTCTTTGACATTATGGTGCCTCAGTCAATGTAGTTCGCCAAGCCTCTGGAATGTACCCGTTTTTGTTTATATGAAGTCTTGTAAGCTGGTTGTTTGATCTTCCTTTGTTTTTATACTCATTTAATACACCTAGAACGCCTCCCTTTATTCCACCACCTCTGTTTGGGTTTCCATCATCTCCTGTGTAAAAGTAGTTCATGTATTCTTGCGCTCTAGAGGCATCTCTTCTCGGCCCTCTATAGTATGCAGCAGCTGCTCTATACGGAATATATTCATGTAGTTCTTCTGGAAGTTCAGGACTTTGTGCGATAACAAAAGTACTGCCTGTTAGTGTGCTTTCTTCAAAAAAAGACTCGAGGGTAATTGACGTAGCAGACGTGTATGCAGAAATTCTATACCAGTTTCCAATAGGAATAGCATTTGCATCTGTCTGACAAAACCATCTTCCGATCATTGATGAGGTAAATGAGGTAGTAACACCCGTGACGATCTGCGCATTTTGTGTAACACTTACCGTCCCACTTGTATAGTCAGTAACACTTAAAGCTTGTGGAAGAAAGTTACCTACAATTGTTCCTGCACGTACTGCTTTTGGTGTAGGATATATACCAAAATCTGATTGTCTAGGGAATACGTACTGCGGAAAGTCTCCAGAATAGTTGATTTCTTGAAGACGATCCCACTGAAGTTGGGAGTTAATAACTGTGAGTGGAGGAGTGATGTTTCCTGTTGAAATAGTGACGGACTCAAAGCTTAAAAACCCTGGTGGATAGTGATAAAACTTTTGACCGATAACAGTGTTGAATGTTCGAGGAATTGGCTGTGTTTTATAATTCTTGAATAGAGAAAACATGAACTGAATTGTAGAGTTAATGTTGCGTGAAAGAAAAACAGGTGTTGTAGAAACGGTACTTGTAGAAACAGTAGACGAGTCAATACAAAGGTCGATTGCTGCTTGTAAAAGAGTGCTGTATGTTTCTCTCATAATTATGCCGCCGTTGTAAGTGATGTCCACGTTGTCAAAGCATCCGTATTAATATACGCTCTTGTCGATGTTGATGATCCGTCTGTTCTGAGATATAAAGACCCCTTAGGAGCTGAAATCGTTGGTACTCCTGATCCGAAGTAGATTCCAACAACAGTAGATGTGCCAATCTTTAATGCAGCAGCCCCACCAGCTGTGGCAACAGTAGCAGCAGCGATTGATGCAGTACCTGTAACTGTCAACGGATCTGTTGGGGTAGCGTTCATAATCCCTAGCCTGCCGTTAGTCGTGTCTGCGTACGTGACAGGAGTAATCACCCCGTTTGTATTTTTAAAGTTTGTTTTATACGCATTTACTATTTCTTGAGGGTCATATCCAAGATGTTTTTGTATAATAGGAAGCTGTTCCCTATCTACTGCAAAAGTCGACGGCTGTAAAGTTGTAGGAGATGAATACGCATCCCCACCAGACCAGTGTGTAGCCCAGACACCAAACGCATCAAAAATGGTAAGCAAGTAATCCATGTCAGACTGCCAGTTTATTGCATCGGCACTCACTCCATTTAGAACACCGTACTCGCCAATGAAGGTAATCACATTGTTTTTCTGCGCCCAGATTAGTGCAGGAAGAACTTCTGTAAGAATACGAGTTCTATATGAAGCGTCGTAAGCTGTTGAGTAACTTCCAGAGTGATCAGAGTCTTGATAATAATGCCATGAAACAAGTGTTTTATTAGATGGGTCTGTCCACCAGATCTGCGGATTAGCTCCATACATGTTTGTAAACGACTGAATACCAGTCCATCGGGTACTTTCAATAGCAATCCATTTGTTCGTATCAACTGCACGAATAGCGTCAATAGCAGCCTGATTTGCCAGAGTAGTTGTGGCTGTAGTGAGATAGTTAGCAGGTGATGTTTCTACAGACATATCATGCCACTCATTCATGGTATCGTACATTAAAACAGTAGGCTCATCTTTGTATGCAGTCGCTATCTTTGTCCAAAGATCTGCAAAAGCAGTAAATGGGACTTGCGCAGATCCAACAAGAAATTCACCTGTTCCAGCAATTGCTGAGGTTGTGTCTCCATTCACGTTGAGCGTCATGTTTGTAATTCTTCCCTGTACCCCATTGGAAAAGGCTGCAACATATCCTTTAGTAAATCCTGCTGGAATTGCTACTGTTGCGACAAGTGTGCCATCAATTTTGAGAGAAATGTTTCCTGGTGAAAGTTGACCGACATCAATAAGAATGGTGTAATTTGTTCCTAAAACGAACGTTTTTGACGCCGTTGCTAAAAGTGTTGTCGTTCCATTTACTTGCTTTGAAAGTTCCCATTTTGATGCAACATTTTGCATGGTGAAAAAAAGAAAGTTGTTTGAATCAGTACGAAATACCTCGAGCCATAATGCTTCAAAACCAACACTGGAAAGATTTGCTACAATCTTCGCATCTACCTGAAATGAGTAGGTCGTAGCTGGAGAAACTGGATTGTTTGCTGTACCTCCAACTGCCGTTTTATAGTCCGTTACTTCCAAATATCCTGGCGAACCTGCTGTAATCGTTCCTCCTGCCCATAATTTATCAGATGTCGACGTAAATGTGTCAGTAAATCCACCATTTGAAATAACGATATATCTGCCGAAGTTATGAGGTTCTAACACTATTTTTTGACTGTTTAGCTTCGCATACGTAATCATTGTATCAATATGCGCTTTGTATGATGTGGATAACGCACCTAAAAGAACTGGTTGAAGTCTTTCCCAGTTGAATGCAATGCGTAATAATTTTAAGCCCTTTTGAGCAAAATAGGTGAATGTTTGCAAAGAAGAAATAAAGTAATCCTGTCCCTCTGTCCCTGGAACTGTTCCACCAAACTCTAGACCTGAAAGCGCTCCTCCTCGTTTATATTGTTGTGAAGCAAACTGAATAAGATTTGTTGAAGATGCTTCAGCTTTACCGATGCGATACACAAGAGAGCTGGTATCGACGCTGCTTGTTACTCCCACTTTTGCCTCCAACGCCTCAATGGCGCTGTTTTGATCCGTTTGTGATGAAGCTAATGATGGACTAGTTCTTGGAGAAGAGGCAATAGGATCAACAAAAGTATCTAAAGTTGTAGGATATGTAATACTCATAAACCGCCTCCGTCATAGGTTCTATCTATGTGTGAAAGAGCTATTTCTGATCCGTCATATGTTCCAGAACTATTATACAGATTATCTGTTGCAATAATTGGAATTGCACCTTCTTCATCCCAATTTGTAGGAAAGATCTGGGTATTTTCGTAGTCAGTGGGATAAATCGTTTCTGGCATAAAAAAACCACCCTTATAGGTGGATGTAACAAATCCTAGGCTTATTATACCACTTCCTTTTCCTTTAACTGGAGTTTTTCAATCTCTTTAGCAAGCAAAAATATAGCCTCAGTCAGTTTAACTTTATCAATCTTTCCACGCCTGTTAATATCCTTTATTGTATCCTCATCTGTTTGATCAGAAGGAACGTAGATGTCAAAAAGTGCGAATAGTTTATGCTTGAGGTTCATACGGTTTATCTGCCATTCCTGTCTTTTGGAGAGCATCGCCCAAAGCCGATCCTGTATGTATCGGTGATTCATCTATTGGTTCTGGTAAGTCTAACATTCCAAACTTCTCTACAACTCCAAGCCAGATCTTAGGAAACCAATTTCCCCACAAGGTAGCATCATTTGTTCTGATTTGTTCACTTTCAGCATGAGCAAGCTTTTCATCTCGAGTTCGGTAGACCTTAGAGTCTTTCAACCATTTTGCATCAGAGTATTCATTGATCAACCGTGTAATATGATCTTCCGTAAATCGCTCGGCTTTCCATCGCATCATGTGTGCAATTCCTTTTCCAAACCCGATGTCTTTATCTTTTCCAGGCACAAGCGTCTTTGAAGATTGTGTGCCATATTTATCAGTCCAGAAAATAACGTCCTCAGACATCTGATTCTGTATAGCAATAGTGTCCATTGAACGGGCAGTCTGCTCTCGAGCGTACTGATCACTTGTTGACATGTCTATCCTTTTTTGTATTCTGCTTTTACAATCAATGTGGGTTTTTCTAGTGTAATCATGCCGTATTTTGTTGAAACTGCACCCTCTATAACGTCAAAATTAAGCTCCAAATTGTGTTCTAGGAGAAACTGTTCGAGTATTTCTTGAGGGTTTGTATTTCTGGTAGATTCCCAAGTGTCATTTACTTGTGTTTCTATTCCAACGATTCCTGACAGTTCTTCTTTTTTGTATCGTTTATCAGGTGAACCGTTTTTGTTAAATCGCATGAGTATATTATACCATAATCGTTTTAACGTCATAATGTTTGTGATTCAAGAATTTTTGTATATTTTTCAATCTCTTTATTAAGAAGCTTTTCCTTTACCTTTAAAGCGTCTTGTTTACTTCTTGCTGCCATCACGTCATTTATGGCTGTTTCTTCTCTTTGCGCTACGTGTATCTCTTTTTCGCTTACCGTCTTTTCTCGCAACGCGATCTGTTCTTCTCTTTTTTCTAAACCTTTTACTTTTTCTAAACGTACAGCAAGAAGTTTTCGATCTTCTTCTATTTCTTGTCTATCCAAGTCTATTTGGACTTTCATTTTACTTGCTAAGTCGCTCATCTGGCGAGATTTTTCAATTTCTTGGGTCATTGCAGCCGTTTGTTCGTAAAATGACGATTTCTTGGCAATAAACGACTCCATATCATTTCTCATCTGGAGTTTATCTTGATCAATCTCTTTTTGAAGCAATTCAATACGTCGATCCTCTTGTTTAATGTGGTTTACCATTTCTTGAAGATAGTTAATAGCAACTTGAGGGTCAATCACTCAACACCAGCTTTCTTGCAATCTCACGATCAAACATTTTCGGCTTACTACTGACATACTGTTCAATAAGAAGTTCGGCAACAAACAAGCCCTTAGCTTTTTTAAAAGATTTATTTTCACGAGCATGAAATGTTTCTGTTACTCCACCATAGGTAAAATCAAAGTCATTAGGAAGAGGATTAAAAACAAGTACCTCTTTCAAGGCATCGTCTTTCGCTTTCCGTTGCAAGTCTATAGCGTCCATAGAAGGCTATTATAGCACTTATGTTGTAGCACCTTTAATAATCACAAAGTTAATTAAAATAGCACCTGTTTCAGCTGTACCAGCTGCGACGTTGTTATTTTGAACGGCAATACTAAATGATCCTGCTGCCACAGTAACGACTTCAACAACAGTTCCACCACCGTTTGATCCTGATTGCTGGGAAAGAACAACGACATCACCAATTTCGACGTTCGTATTAGTAACGATAAAAACAGCAGTTCCTTCGGCAGCCAGGGAAGCAGTGTTTGTAGTAATTGTTCCTGCCATTTTACTCAGAGTAACACCAGTTGATCTGTTTGTTGCTTGAGTAACCAATCCACCTGCGCCTGGGTTATATCCTATTTGAGTGGCGGTACGCATACCGTTACTTAATACAGCTGATGAAAATGCTTCCATTGGTAATGGCATAGAATCCTTTTAATTATACTTTTCCAGTTCCTAAACATGAATCACATCGTACGTTGCCGTCTAATCCTTGACCTTTACAGTCCATACAGTTGAACATGCTTCTGTCTTCCACTGGTTCTTCATGTGTTCTCAGATCCCGTAATTCTTGAGTTTCATTGAATGTTCTGCTGTTATTGTTTTTATGTGACATACATCTCCTATATAAGTTATTCTTTTAGAATACAGCCAACTCTTAGTCTATTTGTAAGAAAATTGTAATACCTTTGGCAGATGCTGCTATTTGTCTTGTTACACCAACTCTCTGTTTGGTTGTACCGACAGTTGCCACAGTGACTGCACCAGCTGTTCCAGATACAGTACCGACTTCAGATCCTACAGCGAATGTAGAGCCATCTGAGAGAGCGGAGACAGTACCGTGGGTTTGCACCCATCCATATTGATTCGCTGGGATTTCAAAAATAGCAACTCCGACAGCCATTCCCGTTGGGGTAGTTGCTGGAAATTGAATAACACCAGACCATGGACTTCTCTTCATATTCACTTTTGCAGAGGTAGAGAAGGCATATCGTAATGGTCTATCTAGATACACTATTAAAGCTCCACCTGTTGTTAACACACCACCCACTGAAGTAATTGTGTACTCATCGGCAATGGCCACAGTTCCTGCGGTGTAAACGTTAATGCTTCCACCAATAAAAGCCTCAGAGGTCACCGTGGTTGTACCATTGGTAATCTGTAAGAATCTATCACCTACTGCTCCAGCTACACCGACGGCCATGTTTTCAAATTGTGTGTCGTTCGCTGCTTCTTGTAAGAGATTTCCCTTGACAAGCGCCGACGCTCCTGCTTTAGCATATCGAAATATCTTACCGTTATTTCCGTCTCTCATCTCTCCGATGGTATATGGGCTTGGAACATCAGTAGTTGCCGTGTAAAGATCTAGTGCTGAGAGTGTCTTTCTTCCTGTAATACTTGCCATAATTTCCTATTCTTTCGTGGTTGTACACGAATTTTTATCTATCGTTATTAAGCGACAGAGGTGATACCTGTTAATTTGCCTTGTCTTCGTGGTTGAAATGACGCCATTTGACCGAATACGTAAAAGCGACTAATAATGCCAGCTTGTTCTTGCATCATTTGTTTTGCTTGATAGAAGAACCCGTGATAACTGGTTTTTGTTTCAGAGATTTGACCTTCAACAACACCTTTTTTACCTAAAGATACTGGGGAAACAAATTCTTTGAAAGATCGAGGTACTTGTGTTCTTCCGTACCATTTCAAATAGTTCTCATTCAACATGTATAAAGTTCCAGATGGAGCAGCTTTATCACGCATGATTGGGATACCTGAGTAGGTGTTTGTTCCACCGTAGCCAGCACCAGCGCCTGGTAATTTACCAGCTGTTGGGAATTGACCACTCATGGATTGATCCATGTAATTTCTTTGAACGGTTGGGGTTAAAAACTGCTCGTAGAGTGATGCCACAGTATCTCCAGTGTAAATTACTGTTGGGTTTTCTTTAGGGCCAGTATCTGAGATGGCTGATCTTAATGTAGCTAGCTTAGCTAAAGTCATCGTGCCACTAGAAGGAGTGACAGTCGCATTCAGTGAGCCATACGTTGCACGAGTTTGTCCGCCGTAGGTTAATAGGTTTGTTCCGTTATCCACAATACCCTCTAATCCCAGTGGTTGATCGTTCGTGCCTCCAATACCAAACATCGCTAATGAAAGACCTTGCACAGTTTCATTGAGTGCATCTTCATACTCAAACGCTGGATAATCAACATCCTGACCATCTCCTTCTCGAGCAAATGCATCAGTCATGATTTCTACCATAGGCATCGTTGCGTGTGCGTCATTAAATTGGAGCTGTACGACAACGTTCTCAGATGATGAATTTAATCCGTCTAATCCGTCGAACCATTGAAATTGAGTTCTACCGGCAATCTTGATATTTTTAATGATGGTTGGTTGTTCACCACGTCCATCACCTGAAAATTGTTGACCGTTATAAAGCATGCGTGATGCGAATGATGGATAGTTTAAAATACCATCGACAACAGTTGCAGCAGCTCTGGCGGTACTGAAGTTGAAAACGTTTGATCCCTGAGGTGTACCTTGTGGGACGATTGATCCATTTGCCATAAATTCCTTTTTATGTAGAGCGAAATGCTCTAACAGACGTAAAAAATCCACCTGGTTGGGGTGGATGTATCGAAATCCTAAACTGTATTATATGCTCTTTTGGTAGCCTGTCAATTAAAACCCAAACATCCGTTTTCTTAACGGTGCAACGTCACGGTCATAGTCTAACTCTTTATTTTCTTTAGCTGGAGAGGACGGTCTTGTGCCAATGACTGGTGCTGAAGCTCCTACTGGCTCTTTGTTATATTCTTCGTAAAATGCAATTTTTGCAGACTTTCCACCAGATACTTTTGCAAGTTCAAGTCTTGCACTAAGTCCTGCATCTGCTTGTATCTCTTCCATTGTCAATGTTTCACCTTTGTTAATCTTTTCTTGCGTTTTTGCTTCCACAGCTGGCATCTTTCCTTGATGAACAAGGTCATACCACTCTGTATCAAAAGACTTTCGTCTTTCTTCAAGCTCAGTGTTACTTCTCTGTTTCTCTAATTCCTGAACAGTCTTTTGTGTTTCTTCTCGCTCTTTCAGCTTTGCCTCTACTCGGGCATCAATATCGTCTTGTGAAATGGTGGGAATCTGTTTTTTTGCTTCATTAAAGAGTTCATCATACGTTTCTGGGGAATCTTTTCCACGCTGTTCCCATGAGTACTTTGATTTGTCTCCTTGAAGGGCAGTAATGAGGGATTCTTTTGCAGCCTGAATAGCTTCTCGTTTAATGTTCTCTGCGTCTATTTGAGGGGTTTCAGTCATGGTGTCTATTATACCACGGGTTTATTCAGTTCATTTACAGCGCCACCACTCATAGGCATAGCGCCAGCATCTAGTGGTGTTCCGCCTGGTGAAGCAGCCATCGCTTGATCCACGGCGCTTGGTGGCATGTTTTCCTCTTGTGCTGGCTTTTCCGTTAAATACTGTTGTATATACATCTGCGGTGATCCTTGAGCTAACATAGCCCTCAGCGCTCGTTCTTTTGGATTTGATTGCTCGGTGTCTTCATAGTAAGAAAGTGGATCACCTATTCCAAGGCTCATGTTTGTTTCAGCTTGACGCTTACGGAGCATTTTATCCACACCAGAGGCTGAGACAACAACTTCCATTCCGTTATCAACAGAGTCTCTAGAGAGTCTTGTATGAAGCACTTCCCCGTCTTTTCCTAAGATATGCCTCATGTGTGCTTTGGTGTAGAAGAGTCTAATAAACTGCATCGCCCAGTTTGCCTGCCATTCAGAACAGGCGTTAATTGTGTCTTCCACAATGTCATCAATCAGCCCGAAGTCACCTTCTCGGCTCATCTGCTCTTGGCCTAACGTAGAGTTTGCAGAAGATAATCCTCGAGTAGCAGGGCCAGTACCCATCATTTCAAAGGCTTTTGATCGGTCATCTCCCTGCGATCGGTATTGTTGCGCAGTCGCTGGTGCTTGATCAATATGAGCGTGAGCGTTGTTAATAGATGATCCTTGTGGAATATCTAGCCCTAAAACCTGATCAACATCATAAATATTGATGTTGTCTAGGGTTGTCTGAGGAATGGCGTTTGTATCAAACATGTCCTTGCCACGGGAACGAATATTCATATCTTGAATGATAGAACCGTTGAGGTTGATAGAGTCCTGAAAGTCTAGTATCTGCTCTACCCTAGACGTTTCACTAATTGGATGCTCTCCCATGTTTTCGTACACCATAAAGAAATAGGGTTTTTGGGGGTCTTGAAAGTAGTTTGAGTACTCTGTTTCAGTATTTTCATCACTTTTAGATAGAAAGATATCTTCAATTGTGTACGCATTTTTTTCAACCATTTCCTTACTAAAGAGTTTTTTGCGACCCTGATAATCAAAATAAGGATTTTTCATCTTCTTCAAAGGAATGTTTCCGTACACCCACGCAACTCCATCTATGCGTTCTGTCTCTTTATCTTTCAAGACATACGTGTGAAACCACACTTCCCATAAAAGCACCATTGATGCCATCTTCGCCTCGGTATTCAGTGAGTTTTTATCCCATCCAAACTCTGCTTTGATTTCGTCTTCTTTATTTGGAAACATCAAAATAACTTCTTTAAGCGGCATTTTTGCCTTCTCTGCTACAAACCCCATGTTATTGGCATCATTGTCTGGACAGTTATGATCCCACACCATATTGTCTGGATGAACAACAGGAAACTCATAATCTCCAAATGGTCCTTTTTCAGGATTCCAAATTGCTTTTCGGCATGCGAAGAAATACAACGGCTCTTGTTTTGTCATAAGCCCTAACGCTTTTCTATTCGCTCGCTGTTTCACATCAGAGTTGAAAACACCCGTCAGATCCTGTGCAGACTTTTTAGACTCTGGTGTTTCATCACCAGGCTTTACGGTAAGGTCTGGCATACGAGATAACGCAATAGGTTTCTGCCTAGAAATAGCCTCATTGATCACATTTTCTCTATATGGTCTCGACTTGTTCGACGTTTTTTGAAGTGCTTGTCTCCCGTAGTAATACTCGAGATTCTTCTGTTGTCTGTTGTAGAGATTTTTTTCTGTGTAAAAAGCAATAGAGGCACGAATATGTTGCTTCACAATTTTAACAATTTCATCGTCATCAATATCAAGCCGCATCGGGTCTAAAAATTCTTCTGGTTGAGCGTTAAGATCGGCGGTTGGAAGGTCTTGAATCATAAAAATACCAGCTCTACGGCTGGTTGTATAAATAACCTTGTTGAATTATATCACTGAATATGGATCTTATAGCTGTGTTCACACTTGCGGCATTTTAACGTCAATGGTGGTGATTTTAAAATGTGGGTCATATCTTCCTGGACTAACGCAATAATCCTATGCTGAATATAAAACTGGAACTTTCCACACTCTATACAGTGAAACGCTCTTGATTCTTCTGCTGGCTCTAGCCACACCACAGTTATCCGTAAAGGTTTCACCCCTTTGTTTATGACCACATAGGATACTGGATACACTAACTCCATGTTAGTAATTATACCGTACATTCTTTGTGGTGCTATAACTCTTTAAAAAAGGGTTTTACCGTAGGCCTTCTTGACTATTTACCTAATAACGTATTTTTGAGGACGTTAATGAAGCGTTTTAAAGAACGCTTTCGGATCAATTGCAAGCTGGCCATCACCAGCAAGAGAGAGTTTTCCCTTGTATTCACTTGTTTTTATCGTATATGATCCTGCTTTTACGGCGGTAAACTTGACTTTAACGAGTCCATAGCTCCACCCATCCCAGCCGTGATCATCACCAGTAGTATCTACATCATCAATTTTATGTTCATCATAAATCAGTGTCGGTAATGATTTAATCAAGTATGGACAGCTTTCTGTTACTAAAGCATATCCAAGACCGTCTGGGGCTAATGAGAGCCAGTTATGGGTCAAAGCAACCCTAGCGACTCTGTTCTTCGTAGCAGGATTAAAACGACACCAGTTCACTCCTCCATTGAGTTCTTTCCACTTCTCTTCCATGACTCTAGCAATTGACTTACTGCCATCAGTATTTGTATTCAACATGGCTGAATCAGGCTCTACTCTTGAGGGATGAATGCCGATCTTCTTACAGCCGTAAAATATCTCTTCTGCCCACATATCTGGTGTTTTCTGATTTCCTGCCCATTCTTTATAAGCAATGTCTCTGTGATAGTTTGCTCCCTCATGCTTCATTGGAACAACGGCATGCAAATACGCAGCAAACAGTGATTTACTTGAGTAACCCCAGTCCATCGAGAGGTAGTGATCATTATCTTTGTCTGGGATAAGCGGTTTAATGACATGAGTAAGCTTTGAGAACTCGCTAAAGGCTTGACCAGTAAAAATGTTCCAGTCCCCTTCGAGATACGCTTTTCGTAAGTGTTCAGGTAGATCTTTTAGTCGTTCGATATACTCGGGGTCATTTTCCATGAGCGCTCTGTTATCTGTGACAAATGCTTGGGTAAAGTGGTAGTCTTCAGGATTTTCATCTGGTTTAAAATCTCTATCTATAAAGATTCGCTTAATTTCAGCGTGACCTTTTCCTCCCGGGTTACCCGTAAGATACATTCTCGGCTTAATAAATGGATTGGTGGTTCGTAAAGATGATCTGAGAATTTTAATAACTTCGTAGTCGTGCTGTGTCACTTCATCAACATCAATATCTTCATACTCTCGACCCTGGTATGTATACACGTCATCTGTGTTTTGTAGGTAAGAAAACTCTGTCGTTGATCCGTTTGGATAGTGAATCTTTTTTTCTGATCTGTTATACCATTGGACAGTCATGGGGTACTCTTTAAAAAAGGGATAGATGTGGTTTGCGAGCAGCTCTGGGTACGTTTTTCGGACGATTAAACCTCTTGTGTTCGCATATTTCAGTCGACGTAACACCTGTCTGGCTCGTATTGCGTAGCTTTTCCCACCACCCTTTGCTCCACCAAAGAATTCTATTGGGTAGATTTCACTTGCTTTGATCGACTCCCGTTGTTTCGGCTGTAGAGTTATTCGTATTTCCATAATCTTCTATGATGATTCTTATGGCTTCGCCATCCTTTCCAACTAACGTATTTACTGGCATGCCGTCCATGTACGACCATACAAGCTTTTGCGCTCCTACATCACCCTCTACTGCTTTCTTAACGATTGATTTACCGATAGCATCCTTCACCTCTGGGCTACTAGCCAGCATACTTTGAAACCATTCTGTAATTGAATAGCCCTTCTTGGGTCTTCCGTCTGGGTTGCCAGACTGTCCTGGTTTAAATTGAGTACTTTTATTGCTCATCTGTTATTTTCCTGTTACAAAGGTTTATCATTTCACTCATGGTTTCTCGAGTATATCTATACTTCCGAACTTTGTCTTGTTTGTTGTTGGATTGAGATGAAACGTTTTTGCCATCTGTTGCACCATCTGCTTGTACCAAGTCATTGCCTCTTTTGTGAGAGCTATTTCTGTCGGTGAACCAGAGTATTTCTCTATCAAGCTTATATACTGTTGAAATTCTCCCAAACTATATCGTGGTGGTCCTGGATTTGGATTCATATACTGATAGTATACTCTACTTTGAGTTTTCCCTGTTTTCCCACCCTGGAAGATCTTTCCAGACATATTTTGCGTTATTCACTTGGTCCATTGAGACTGAGGATTCTGTAATCATCTTCTTTACCTGCTCTGGGAATGCCTCAACAAACTCTCTTGATATCTCACCGTTTCTAAATGGTTGAGTAAGAGATTTAAAATGTGTCTTTCTTCCGTCTTTAATCTCCTGGGTAGTAAATTCGTGAGGAGGGGTCATTTTTTTTGATGTGTTTCGTTCATCAAAGGCTGTTTGACAGGGTTCACATCGTGTTAGCTGCCAAGCAGTGAAAAGAAGAATAACTCTGCCCGGGCGTGTGTGACACTCTGGACATGGTCTTCCTTGCAGTTCCTCTTTTGTAGGAAAATTCATTTAAAAAAATCCTCGTTTAATCCTGTTTGTCTCCAGTGATCTTCTAGGGCTTTGTCCCCACTTTTGATGTCTTGGATCTGTTGTTCTGTTTTAAAAGGAATCACTCCAGGATGTATTAATTTCTTTTGTGGTCTTGACTTTGTGTCTTCAATGATTTCGTCTATTGATGCTGTTTGTATATCAAGTGGTGGTGGTGTTGAAGGAAACACGACGTGGTATTTCTGATGTATTGAAGAGAGGATTTTGTGTTCTTGACCAGATATTCGTCCGATGATGTAAAAAAGAACAGCAGTAAAAAGAAATGAAAACATCTGCTTGATTATACCATTAAATGTGTGTATTCTAAAGACATATCTCCTGGTTTATCTTGATTGAGAACGAGGAGACTTTCATTAAAGCATCTCAAAAGGATGCTTTTTTGATGATGCGTGTTGTGTGAAAAAATGATCATGTTGCTTTTATCGCTGGAAGCTGATACAAAAATAGATGCGTTTTATTCCGCACTTCACTCTATCAATGGGGTTGCCAGCGGTCAGGATACTCAACCTGTATAAATTAGTGGCATAATAATTGACTTTGAAGAACCGGCTTTATACTGATTCTTTTAAGAAAATGAGAGGGTTCAGGGCTTCGCATTCAGACCCCCCCTCCTTCTACGACCAGGTGCCGTAGTTTGAAACAGTGAATATGCTTATCTTGTCCGGGAGACAACGGATGATACAAGAGATATACCACTAGAGAACCACTCTTATTTATCTTTTCTGCTTCCCGTCATTACCTGATTCAGTATATATACGATTCCACAAGATCCCCCTATTGACATTACTCGTAATTTACTGTATACATAGAGTATGCAAAAAAACGTACAGAGATCAAAATCACGATTACATAAAAACACTGGATGGCGTAAATGGTACAAACACCAACCTCACCGTTTGAGACTTAGGTTGTTCTTTTTAAGCATTTTAATAGGCTTATACATATTCTATAACATAGGTGGCATACTAGCTGCTCTTAACCCTGTTAAAGCCCTCACCAACAATGAGATTCAAGTGGTAGAGATTGAAAAACGCATTGAAGTGATTAAAGAGGTTGAGGTTGATCGGAAGTTCACAACAGAGAAGCAGCAGATTATGGCCTACATTGTAGAGGTATTTGGTGATGATGCAGCTGACGCCATTACTGTTATCAGTAAGTGCGAAAATAACGCTTTTAATCCTAAAGCCACAAATCATAATAGAAACGGCTCAATTGACCGAGGAGTATTCCAGCTTAATTCAGCATACTGGGGCGGTGAAGAGTTGTTTGACTGGAAAACTAATGTAGATGTAGCCTACACAGTATTTAAGAGAGCCGGTAAGAAGTGGACACCATGGACATGCTCACATACTGTAGGACAAGCTAATTATTTAGGACAGTAAAGGGCTAACTAGCCTAACGGCAGAAAGAAATTATGCAAAGACCAAACAACCTAAAAGTAGGCGATCAGTTTAGAGTGATTGAGGGAGATGGTGGCTTTAAAGTGGGTGATATTATCACGCTTAAAAGTGATGACAGAACTGATTGTCCATACTTCTTGAAAGAAGATAAGTCTGATGTTTACTGTACATACTGGTCAAACCTCAAACCCTACATCAAAACAATCAGAGATGCTCAAGTTGGGGATGTGGTTGTTAGTAATAGTAGTGGATTTGAGTACCTCGTGCTTGAGAGAGGACAGAGTACAGTTACTTTTTCGAAAGGCAATAACTTCAAAATCGCATATGATATTTACACCATTGACGAATTAGAAGAAGATTTTACCCTCAAAAATGCACCAGAGGTAGTGAGTGACAAAATAGCCGAGGCGAAGAAGCTGTTAAAAGAAGCTGGATATAAAATAACTAAGGAATAATATGCAAAGACCAAACAACCTAAAAGTAGGCGACCGATTTAGAGTGATTGAAAGAAATAACTACTTTAATGTAGGCGAGATTATCTCGCTCAAAGATGATGATGATGGCAGCACTAATCCATACTTCTGGAGTGAAGATAAATCCTATTTCTGGTGTATATCCTTCTCCGACCTTGAACCCCACACCAAATCAGTCAGAGATGCACAAGTTGGGGATGTGGTGGAAGATAGTAATGCAGCTAGATGTGTGGTATTTGAGAGGGGTCAGAGTACTGTTTTACTTTCGAGAAAAAATGATTTTACAAAGACTGGTGACACGTTCACCTTTGACGAACTAGACAGATACTTTACCCTCAAAGCTGAGCCAGAGGTAGTAGACGATAAAATAGCCGAGGCGATCTTAAAAGATGGAAAAACATATAGGATTAAAATCCTAGAGGAAATTAAATAATATGCCTTCTGGTGTTTACAAAAGAACTATAGAACATAAAAAATGGAGAACATCTTGTTTTGAAAGGGACAATTATGCCTGTCAGAAATGTAAGGAGAGTGGATCAAAGAAATATTTAAATTGTGTAGATTGTCATAGGAAAACATATACATATGGAGAAGGATCAAAAAAATTTGAAAAGTTATTAAAAGAAGCTGGATATAAAATAGTTAAAGAACCAAAAAGGACTAACCTATGACTCAAAAAATAATTTTGACAGCAGTGCTGGGTCGGTGGATTGCTATCGTCATTTTACTTTACTTCTTTCTTAAAGAGCAAACTGGCCTAGCAACGAGAATACTATTATTTACTATAGTTTTTAACCTTGAGGCAGGTACATTGGTCAGAAATATAAAACAGTGGATGGAAGTTAAGATTACAGATAGTAAACTCACTAAAAAGGACTAACCTATGTCTATACAGAACTCATGGTTTGGCAGAGAAACCCCTACAGAATCAGAACAGTCTGAACAACACAGCTTTTTTCAACGTATTTTACGAAAAGAAAAGTCAAGTCATACACCTGTCCAGAGAATAGAACACGTTATATATCAGACTACTCAATTACCAGAAAAACCTAAAAAAATATTTAATATGAAAGAGTATCAAAAGAGTTGCATTCTTTCAGAACAAAGAAGCAAATGAGTTTATTATGACACTATTAACCCGACAAGAACTCTGTACAAAACTTGATGTTAGTAACTCTATCGTCAAGTGGTGGTCGCAAGGATGGTATATGAGACTAGGAAAAAAAACATACTTTTTCCCAGATCACCATAAAGTAAAAGCCGTGAAAGGACTTGGAATTAAAAGTAACCCGTTTTTGTATGATCTTGATGAGGTCAATGCGTACCGATTAGAGTGTAAACGTAAAGAAAAAAAACGAAAAGAAAAGGTACACAAGAAAATCCAAAAAAATAAATTAGAGATACATCTTTGTAAAAAGATTATTCTTGATTTAAACACCAGCGGAACATACTATTGCTGGAGGGTAAATTCAGGCGCTATAAAGTCAAAGACTAACGGCAAGACACGACTTATTCACATGGCTAAAGCAGGCACAAGCGACATTCAAGGCATTGTAAAGTCAACAGGACGAATGTTCTGTCTTGAAGTGAAAAGACCTGAAACAAGAAATACGGTTACCGAATTACAACAACAGTACTTAGACAAAATGAAAGAGTTTGGTGCAGTAGTAGGAGTGGTGACATCCCCAGAAGAAGCACTAGACATTCTAGAAAATAAAAAACCTCAACAGGAGAACTTATGAACATATTTACATGGATCTATAGGAAATTACTAGAACCAACAACGTGCAGTCATTGTAAAGCTACATTAACAACACATGGATTTTATGATGATTTAGAGTGTCCAAATCGCTGTGAATGGAAAGAACTTACTAAAAAGGACTAACTTATGCAGGAATTCATACATACAACAATAATTTATCTTGCGATTGTATCAGGATGTTTCTTGGCGTCCTGGCTTATGGTGGGAGATTTCAGACTTGCGTATAATATGATTGCACATTCAGCACTATATATCGCAATTTATTTTCGGATTAACAGATAAGGACTAACTATGACCAACACTTGTTTAAGATGCGGAGTAGATAGAGAAGATAAACCTTATGTAGTGTGTGCTTTATATGGAACAGTAGAAAAGCGACACATTTGGGGAGAATTTAAAGGAGAAACAGAAACAATAGAATTAAACGATTTACTAACCTCTAAGGATAGATAAAATGAAAAAGGACTAACCCATGAATAAACAACAAAAAATAAAAAAACCAGATTTGAGTGAAGAAAATATAAGTTGTGCTTGGTGCGGTAGAGCCTACTCTGAGCATGATGATGAAAGAGCAGAGAACATGCCAGTTCCAAGAACTCCTTGTTTATTATTAAAATCTGGATTCTGGGAGAGGAAATAATTGAAGTAGAGGACTAACCTATGACAAACAAAAAACTACCGAAAACATACACAATGGAAGAACGATTGGAAAAGTTAATATCTGGTTGTTCCAACACTGGCGACCTAAGTGGTGAGTGCTATCCAATGTACGGTGTGTATGACCTTGTAGAAGAATTTATAAACGATGAACTAGCCAAAGCCAGAGCAGAAGAACGTGAGCGGATTGCTGATGAATTTGGCGACTTTAGACTGGTGGCAAAAGGTTGGCTTGGAATAATTAAGTACGGTAGAACACTAAGATTCTTTTTATTGCCTCACACAAAACATAAAAAGGGTGATGACGAAACTAACGAATAAGGACTAACCCATGACAGACACACGAAAAATAGTAGATAGTATTTGCAAATGTCGCAGAGGCTCAATGGACGACAAACAGTTCAGAGCTAAAGTTGAGTTTGCAATCCAAGAAGAACTAGCCAAAGCTGTAGCAAAGGAAAAAATAAAAACAAAAAAAATAGTAGATGATGTTAAAGACAGCTTGTGGAAGATACAAAGAATGGGAGTAATTGATTTTAAAGGAGAAAAACTAGAAGTTATTACTAGATATCAAGCTCTAAATACAATAAATCTAAGTGGACTACCATATACATCAAGATCTGGAAGAAAACTAACCAATTACTTTGAAAGCTAAGCAAGTGAAAGATATTATAGAGGAATATTTAACTAAAAATGACTAACTATGCCAGACAAAAAACTACCAGCAGATGTTGAGCGTAGATTCAACGAAAGATATTCAGGAAATCATGACTATCTTCCGTACTATATTCTTGAAGATGATGCCAAGGAGTTTCTAGCCGAAGAACTAGCCAGAGCCAGAGCAGAAGAAAGGGCGAGGTCAGCTAAAATAATTTCAACAATTACTTCAACTGAAGGTAAGTGGGAATAAGGAATAACCTATGACAGACTTAATTGAAACCATAGTGATTGAACTCAAGCAAAGACGTGATTGGAATAATCCGGAAGAAGTAGAGATCTGGTTCGAGGAGAAGTTGAGAGAGGTGAGAGAAAGATCGGTGGCAGAAGAAAGACTGAGGATAGTTGGGGAGATAAATAACACACCCATAGATACAGCACATACTTATTCCAGTGAAAATGCAGACGAGTATAGAACATTTGACAATGGACAAGAAAGTTATAAACAAAAACTCCTTTCTTTCCTAGACGAACCAAATGAAGTCTTTTTGAAATGGCACGGATGTAGACCAAATCAATTTTTCAAAGAATGTATTACCCCAGTAAACGTAAATAAAAAAAGGTGTTGATTTCAATCATGCGTGATAAAGCGTGGTCCATGGTTGTGTTGCCTAACAAGTAAATTTTATTATTAATAATAATAACGAAACAGTTTATGAAACACCTTGATCTTTTCTCAGGTATTGGAGGATTCGCCCTAGCAGCTGATACTGTATTTGGGAATGTAGAACATACGTTCGTTGAGATTGACCCATTTTGCCAAGAGATATTAAAAAAACATTGGCCAGAAAGTGAAGTACACCATGACATCAGACAGTTTATTGCCGACACCGAACGCAAGGGATGGTCGAGGAAAGGGGATAACACCTCGGGACAACATGGACAGCTTGATCGGTCATGGGAAAACGAAACACCGTACATACTCACTGGTGGATTCCCCTGCCAACCGTTTAGTCAAGCAGGAAGACGGAAAGGGACAAACGACGAAAGATATCTCTGGCCTGAAATGTTTAGAGTCATCCAACTATACCAACCCCAGTGGGTCATTGCTGAAAACGTGCGTGGCCTCACTACTTGGAACGAGGGCATGGTACTCGAACAAGTGTGTACTGACTTGGAAAGCGAAGGTTACGAAGTCCAACCGCTTATTATTCCAGCTTGCGGTGTCAACGCCCCACATAGGCGAGAGCGAGTCTGGATTATTGCCCACGCTCAACACGATGGAAAGTTTAGAACCCAAAACGCTACAGTCAATAGTGGCCTACAACCAAAAATCGAGACCAGGGAGAAGTTATCTATCGATGAATCTAAGGGAGTTGATAGTCTACGGAAAAAGAAAACTAGACGGAACACCTTTTCAGACAGAGGAAGTGACCAAATTACTACCAACAGTAACGACACACGAGGTGGAGCATCCGAATATGACGATCACCAAGACAGGTCGCAGAGCAACACTAGACGGCAAAGACAGCCACTCAATAGGACTAGCAGACAAGGTTGGCCAGACTGGTCAAGAGACTGGCAAGAAGTTGCGTTTGCAACCTGCAATGACGGAGTGGATGATAGGATTCCCCGAAAACTGGGTAACACTACCATTAGTTCTGCAAGATGGCGTAGAGAAGCCCTCAAAGCCTACGGTAACGCAATAGTACCCCAAGTTGCAATTGAAATTATGAAGGCAATAAAACTAACGAAAAAAGACTAAACTGAGTAGTTTTGCTACTGTACAACCGTTACAGAACGGATATACTACAGTCATACCAATAAAAAGGAGAATAAATATGAAAGAAAAAACGAAAACATTTATTTTTAACGCAAAGCATCTGGAAACATTAAAGTTTTTTACTGATAAGAATTCGAATAACCCTACATATGGTTTAATAAGATTTGAAAAGGGTCGAATGATAGCTACTGATGGCAAGATAGCTATGATAATCAGCCACGACCAAGATGTAACCGAACCATTTGGTGTTACTGCTGAGGTGTTTACTCCAAAAAGTATACTCGATGTAATAGAGATCGAATACGGCCTTGAAAAAATCCGCATTACAACCAAAACAGCAAGTGGGATAATAACACAAGAAACCGATGCTATTTCAGAAAAATATCCACGCGTTGATTCAATTATTCCAAGCGCGTCTGAAAATGATTTGAGGGTGAGACTCGGAGTTGGCCTACTTGATAGAAT